GGTAATGACTCCTGTTTAATCCCTAAGAGCAGAGGTTTTCAATTAAGTATAATTGGCCTAGCTGAAGGTGAGATGCAACAGGATGACCACTGTAATCGCAGAAAGAATGCTAGATTACTAGGATTACCTCAGCAGATTGGTGGGCTAGGATTACAGGTATCGGCTATATCTATTATGTGCCAGGATGCCACGGTATTTAGGAGTATGATGTTAGCCAATACTCCGTGTCCGATAAACGATTCAAAGACTGGTAGACTGTTAATGGGTAAAGCAGCTATCAACAAGTACAGAGAAAACCCTGATACATTTGTAGTAGGATATAATTTAGATAAGAAGTTTTGGGATACTCTATTAAGAGTCGGAGAGGAATACACAGATGAAGAAATCGTTGAAGATACTACTCCTAAGCAGTCCATTAGTGATCGCTTCAGGAGCAGCAAACGCAACATCACTACCAGTAGTTCTACCAGAGCCAACAACAATGGAACTGGAGATAGTGGATCTAAACCTAACCCTGACAGGCCAGGAGAAGATTGACGCCCTGATTAGCTCACTAGGTGCTATCAAGAAAAGAGTAGAGGACGGTGCTACAATAACAGTAGGCGCTATCGGATACCAAGCACTGGGCGGTGTTGTAGAGAACGACACATTTAATGATGGACTTATTACGCAAGATGAGTTTGATTCTTATATAGAAGCGAAGGATCTTGTAGCTAACCACGATTACTCCACAGCAGAGAATGCACAACAGCTATTCATGCAGGAGTACAACGCTAGTATGAATGACTTGGATGAAGCGTTGGACTTACTAACAGATGCTACTGGAGAGATCATGTCAGGCGTAGGTGTAATGGAAGCTGCTGCTGCAGCCGACACATCACCAGAGCAGGAAGCTCTACAAGGATTGCTAGGCCAGGAAGAGTACAGCATAGACCAAGCAGAAGTTGATGCGTACAACCAAGCCGTAGCACAAGTAGAAACCTACGCTCAACAAGCTGGTGCTTTCATGGCTGCTGCTAACAACACAGATCTTACAGCCAGCATCGACAGCTACGCCACACAGAATAACTTTGTAGTCGGTAACTACACAATGATTACTTACACCCAAGCTATGGATGAGTTTGTAATCAACTGGGATGACGATGGGTTTGGCTCTGGTTGGCAGGGCTACCTAGCACCAGACTTCAAAGATGCAGAAGACTTGTATGGCGCTGGTGAGTACATAGCACAGTACGGACAGATGCCAGACTAATGGCTATGGAATTTAGTATAGGAGGCTTTAATGTCAAAGGCTGGATGGTTGCTGTGGCTTTGCCTGTTTTGTCCACAGTCTCTGGTGGCGTATACTTTGGTTACGATACTTTACACAGGTTTTACGGTGTAGAGGAGGGCGTAAGTTCAGCACAAAGTAAAGCCAGCGCAAACGCAAAGCAAATTTCAGAACTACAAAAAAGCTTAACTCAGTTACGCAATGACACAAACAGAGATATAACAGCAGCAAAAACATTTGCGACAAACGAATTACAAGAAGCCGAAACAGACCTAAACGATCAAAGTGTTGCAAATCTGCAACAGTTAAACAATAAGATAACACAACTACAAAGTACAATAACAAGTAGAATACAGACAGTAGAACAAGCAGTACTAGATAATGATGTACGTGGACTAGCCTCAAAGATGGCTCAGTTGACTACAAACATGCAACAACTACTAGAGCAACAGAAAGTTTTACTTGACTTACGCTCACAAGTTGCTAAAGCTACTACTATCACAGATGGCATAGGTGACAAGCTAGATGTGCTACAAACAGAAGTAGATGACATTTGGAAAGCCTATGATGAAATGGCAAGCAACCCACTGTAGAGGATAACATGGCTAAACCAGCAAAAGGAAAGATGTTTGCAAAGACAACTACCAACCCTAGAACAGGGCGCAAGATCAAAGTAAGCTATGGTCAAGCTGGCAAAGCAAAAGATGGTGGTAAGCGTATCAGGCCAGGAACAGGTAAAGGCGATTCGTACTGTGCAAGAAGCGCTGGTCAAATGAAGAAGCACCCAAAGGCAGCAGCCAATCCTAACAGCCCACTACGTCTATCTCGTAAAAAGTGGAAGTGTAGTGGAACAAAGTCGAGGCGCACATAATGGCAACACCTAAGAACAAAGCTTTATATTCTAAAGTAAAGTCAGAAGCTAAGAGAAAGTTTAAGACATGGCCCAGTGCTTATGGGTCAGCATGGTTAGTTAAGACCTATAAAGCACGTGGAGGTACTTATAATAAGGGAGGCGCAGTTGCAAAGGTCAAAGCACGTACTAGAAAGTCGTAGAGGTTTTGCTGAAGGTGGACTGACTAAGTGGTTCAAAGAAGACTGGCGTGACGTAAAGACAGGTAAAAAGTGTGGACGTTCTGGGGGCAAGGACAAGAACAGACCATACCCTGCTTGTAGACCAGCAAAGGTTGCAGGTAGAATAAGTAAATCAGAGGCGGCAAAGAAAACAGGACCATCAAAAGTTAAATGGTCTGTAACAGCATCAGGGAGGAAACGCAGTAAAGGAAAATAAATGGCGTTTCTTACAAGTAGTATACCGTACTTCAAAGCGTGGGTTCGCAGAGAGTACACAAAAAATATGGAAGAATACCACGGCGAGTTTTTACACGCTATGGTAATTGGCGTTACTACAATGCCAAACAGAACACTGAGCTTTCAGGTGCTATTTACAGGTTGTGAATCAGACGATGATGATGAAGCTCAAAACGTACATGGTGGTGCTATGTGGGCTAGAATGCCACTGACCGCACTAGTAGCTGATGAACCGCTGGATGAATGGCCTGAAGAGTTACCACCATATATAGCCCAGCCTTGGGATTGTATGTCGCATACACACTCTGTGTACCAACTGCAACGTGCAACTCCAGCGCCTTGGATAGCCAAAGTAGACGGAGAGTTCTACCCAGCCAAGTATTACTTTACTGTAGACTATACAGATAACGAAGTAGCAGATGACCCAGCGCAACACAAACAATCTCATGTGTTAGAACTATTAGATGCTGGATCTTATACAGGTAACATAGTTGCGTTACCCAATAACAGAGTGAGAGTAACTCACCCAGCATGGTTTGAGACTGGACAAGGTGCGCCAGACTTCAAGCCTAATCAACATATATACAACTCAAAAGAAAACGTAGACTATGTATGGGATACGCAACGAGTTTTCAATAATCTTTATAGCGAGGACAAAGAGCAATGATGAAGAAAAAGGGTTACGCCAAAGGAGCCATGATGAAGAAAAAGGGCATGGCTAAGGGTGGTCTTAAAATGGTTATGAAGAATGGTAAGAAAGTTCCATTCTACGCTGCTGATGGTAAAGGTAAAATGTATGGCGGTGGCATGGCTATGAAAAAGAAAGGTATGGCTAAGGGTGGCGTCAAGAAAATGGCAAGAGGTGGCTTCTTAGCTCCTGCTGCTAGGCCCATTAAAAAGCGTACCAAAGGTGGCGCAAGAGGCGGCAAAAAATAAATGGCAAGAGAATACAATACAGTAACTAAATCACTAACAGTATCAGCCACTGCTGCTGGTGCTAGTGCTGATGTATTGTATACAGTTCCTCCTGCATTCGATTCTGAAATACAACTGCTACAAGTAATAAATGGTAATAGTGCTGATAAAAACTTAACAATACAATGGTTTGATTCTAGCACTAATACCTATAGCAATGTTATAAACGATAAAACTGTAACAGCTAAAAGTGTTTATAGAGTTATAGAGGGTGATACGTTATACCTACATGCAGGGGATAAGTTGGTGTGTCACGATGCTGCTAGTGGAGGGTGTCAAGTTTTACTTTCTACTAAAGAGTTTTTTAACTTAACAAGATAAATAAAGATATATTATGGCTAGACAATTAACTGAAAGACAACAAAGATTCTTAGACGTATTATTTGATGACGCTGGAGGGGATGTTGTACAAGCTAAAAAATTAGCTGGATATGGTGACAACTCCAGCACAACTGCTATAGTGGAGGCATTAAAAGATGAAATCGCTGAAAAAACTAGGACTTACTTTGCTAGGACTGCCCCGAAAGCTGCTGTCTCGCTTATGGGCGCTTTGCAAGATCCCACTCAGTTGGGT